TCAAACTGGTTGCGATACACTATGCTATCACGTACTTTTGTTTTTATTTCTATTTCCGTTTTAGTGACTGTTGTTGTAGCTGCCTGAATGCGTTTGAGCTTTATATTCAAATCATCTGCTGTTTTGGCAAGATCCTTGTTTTTCTTCTCCAGCTCATTTTTCGTCAGTTCCAGCCTTAAAACAGAAGTGGCGTTTTTCCCTGCTTCTGTTTTGTAGTGTTCCACATCTGAAAGTAATGCTGCTTGATTACTATCCAAGCGATCACGTTCTTTCCTTACGCTATCCAATCGTTTAAACAGAAAGATATTTGTTCCTACGAGTAAAACAAGCGCAATAAACAAAAATTTACGCATAATCTTCTATATATTTAAGGATTGAATCAACGTGCAACTGGATAATTTGAGCCTTTCCTTCTGGAGATAGTAGAAACTTGCAATCTGTTTCATTATCCATAAAGAAGTTTTCCGTTAAAACAGCCGGGCATGAAGTCTTTTTGAGAATGTAGAAATTATTTTCCCAATCTCCATCCCCATCCGACCAATCACCTCTAATTTTCCAAGTTCCTCCAAACATTCTATTAGCCATATCCCAGAAAACTTGCGCCAAATCATCAGCTTTTGTTTTTCCAGGACTGGTATGTATTTCCCATCCTGTACCCTTGCCAGTTCCAGAAGCGTTACAATGAATAGAAACAAGAAGCGTTTTTGTCTTACCGTATCGGGCTGCTATCTCGTTTGCTCTTCTGGCTCTTTCTGCCAAAGGTACGTCTATATTTTCCTTTACCAACAATTCGGCATCTATACCTTTTGCTCGTAATTGGTTATGTACGCCTTTGGCAATTTCTCTGGCATATTCCCACTCAAATAACTGTGATCCGTCCGACCACTTCGGAGATCTTTTACCTGGTGTATTTTCTCCGTGTCCGTTGTCTAATAATACTTTCATACGTTTTTATTTTCGTTTTTTTCGCTTAAACATTTGGTTACTCCAGCCGAAGCAAACAAAGCAGTGATAGCACCTACAAAAGCCGATAATCCCATAAGATCGGTTTTGATAGACTTGTTTACGATTACTTCATAAACCAAAATAAAACCGACAATAAGCAGAAGGAAGCACCCCATTAAGGTAACGGCAACAAGAAAAAAACTCTTGCTACTGTGCCCTGATCCATTTTTGATAAGTTCTTTCAGATATTCTGTTACTCTCATAACTTGCGCTCTTTTACTTCTGGAAGGATATACTGAATGTGCATGGCTGCAAAATGAAGTTTTTTTCTGATTGCTTCCTCATCAAAATCATCAGGGATGGATTCTGTAAAATCACAGACCAAAGAACCAACCCAATCATGGGTAGTATCATGTAATTTTTGAACGATTAAAGACTGTGTTCCATTGGAGCTAAACATAGCCTTTGCACGTGTTCCATCCAAACTATCAATATCACGTATCAGCATAAGTTCATTTCGAGCCATTGAAGCCGTAAACTTTGGAAGTTCAGACATCTTAATATCTTGCCAAAAGTCACTAATACGGGCAACCCCTTTAGCGGTAACTTCATACAAGATTGTGAGATAATGATTATCTCCTAAAGGATATGGTTGTATAATATACACACGATCACATGAAAGATCATTCAACACTTTATGAATTTCACCATACACACGAGCAGAGTTTTCACTTCTGCGAGTGCTTTTTCTTTCTAATTGTCTTTCAAGTTCTTTAGCCTTAATATCAGCAAGCCGATTATGCTTTAACTGATTATACGCAAACCAGCCCGTACCCAAAGCTGTTATACACGCAAATAATGCTGCCCAATCCATATTTTATTAAGTTATTGATTAATAACTGCAAATATAATCATTCTGGTGTATATATACACCAAAAGTAAAAAATTAAACGCTTCATTATTAATAATGGATATACTCTATTGAAACCCCACTCATGCTTAGAGCACTCCATCCGCATTTCTCAGCCGTTATAACATAGTAACTTATATCTTCCCATCTTATTCCATTATAAATGAAAACAGAATCATACCTTGAAATGTACACCCAATTTTTTTCAGGATTTTCTGGAGCTTGATCCAGTTTCCCTTTCCATATTATCGGGTTGTTTTCGTATGTTGGGATTTCATTCCATTGACCGAACCAATAGACATAATTTCTGTTTTTTTCAGTATTATAATACATATAACCATTTGATGGGTTTGAGATAACCTTATTTGACTGACCTTTCCAACTTAAAAGTGACGGGCTGTATGCCCCTTTTTCAATAATACCTATTAGTTCAATGACACCATTTATCCATGTTATCTTATTAGGGTCTGTCCATGACAATAAGTCTGATTCAGAAGAATTTGAGGATGTTCCCCTTAATTGCCCCCCATCATCAATACAAACTGAACTGTACCTAATACTTCCTACTGTTCGGGTATATGGTGGATAACAGCCATTATGTAATATTACCCTTGAACCTATGTATTGGATTTCATTTGGCAATATTATAGTAGCCCCGTTACTTTCTCCCTCCATATCGACCTTTAGATTTAATTCTTTATTGATTTTATAGCCGTATTGTCCTTGACTGCTGTCTTTTGTATATATAGCGTCACTTTCCTCTACTAAATGGAAATTCGTTTTCAAATACCCAGAAAATGTTCCCGAAGTTCCTTCCATTGAGCCATCATCCAATATCTTAAACTTTCCATCCTTTGAAAAAACTTTCTTTACAATTAAATTGTTTGTGTCAATAAGGTCATTTTTCAGATAACCTCCTTCAATAATTGTCTGTTTTAGTACAGCATTGTCCTTTAAGTCCTTAAAACTGCCACCAATAAACTCATCAAACTTTTGTGAATATTCATCCGAATACCCTTTCAGTTTGTCTTGAATAGCCTTGTTTGCAACTTCTACAGCAGTGTTAAAGTCGGCATACGCACTGTTGAAAGTGGCATATTTGTTATCAACATTGTTTTTTTCGGTTACAGTGGTTCTACCATCGGCGATAGCGGAATTGATTGCGCTGATAAGGTTTTCAATACTGCCCATAAGCGTAACCTTGGCATTCAGAAGCCCGGTTTTTGCCGTTCCCGTAAGATAGGCGTTTGTGTACAGTTTGTTATACGCAGCTTCCACGGCAGCTTTCGTGTTGTTCACTGTGTTGATGTACTTTTCAATTGCTTTCGCTTCCGCTTCCGTAATTATGCCGTCAGCAAACGCACCGTTCACATAGTTATTCAGATTTCCAATGGCAGTATTAGCGTTTTTTGCGCTCTCAACAGCGGTGTTGGCGGTGTTCTGTGCTTGGGTTATTAGATTGCTCACATCTTCCCATTCGCTAAGTTCGTATAATCCCGATGAACCCGACTGGAATCTTATCTTTCCTGATATAATACTATTCAATAGATCAAAATAAGTTTTTCCATCAGTCGAAACAATTTTATCAGTTGTTATTCTTCCAGGAACTATTTCAGTAAAGCCGAATAGTTCAATAAATGAACGTTCTCCTTCAAATTCACTGTTTAGAATACCTACAAGGAAATGATAATACCCCTCTACACCTTCCAGCTTGATAGCGTTTTTACTTAAAACGTATGATCCAGTAGTGCCATTTTTATTAGCCTTCACATAGAGATAATACCCTACGGTTTCCGTCAAAGTTGGAGAAGTGTATTTTTCAATATCCCAAAACTTATACTCACTGGCTTTATGCCCAGAAGAAAGTGTATCAATCCCGATAGTCATGTGTTGTAATATTCCACCTGGAGCTGAAAGCACTTTCTTTTTGCTGTCATAGGTAACGAAATATTCTACTTGTGTCGGATTGGTTTTGTTGTTCACGAAACGAAACTGCAAACTTTCATCGCCAACAAGCAAACTCATTGTTTGTACCGAAATCGGACTGATAGAGCCTGAGAAATGCAAAAGAGCGTCATTCAACATTGAAATAGTTTCTTTTGCATCCCTGAAACGTCTTTTTGTAAACTGGATAGAGTTTTTATATTGGTTATCGGTTTTAACCTCGTTACTCTCTATCTTGTTTAATTCGCTTGAAACCGTTACGCCAGTAGTAGTATTGGATAATTCAATAATCGGGCTGTAAGGTCTGTGTATATACTCCTTAATACTGGTAATCCTTATCTTTATACCTTCTGGTATGAATTGCGGATCTTTAAAGAGTATATAACCGCCCAATTTTATTTTACCACCAATAGAGAGCCAACGCTTTTTGGAATAAATGCTATCCAATTCTCCTTTGAATGTGAATTTTGGATCTTCATTCTCATAAAGATATTTGGCTGCTTCCCTGAACATATCCCAGCTTGCGCCTTCTTTCGTTGAATTATTGCAAATGTAGGCATCCGGCAACTGTATTCCGAATACTGCGTATTTATCCCCCAGGTTAGGCTTATATATGTCATTGGGCATAATCTGACCGTCTATTTCTTGTGGCGTTATCAAGAATTTACGTTCTTTATGAACATATTTAACTTCAAACTCTTTATTACTGCCAGCAAGCATACCAGACTGAAATATAACAGTCATGTTATTGCCTTCTATCACGTAATCCTCAAAATTCAGATCATCAGGAATAGAACTATCTATAAAATCATAGAAATTCTTTTCTTTATCAGAAACAACAACATTAGAAACACTGCCTACTCTTTTAGGTGAAATATGAGAACAATCCAAACTATCCTCTTGAACATCCGTAAGGGTTGTATCAGCCCGTTTTATATACAAGCCTTCCGCATCCGAAACGTAAGTGCGTCCTTCATACTCCAATCTTTGATTTTTGGGCAAAAGCAATTCCTTTGAACCATATTTGCTAAAATCTATATTCTGCTCCCCACCTTGAACGTACAATATGGTAACAGGTCTATTTCCGTCCTGGTTGGAGCGTCCTAAACCTGGTACAAAACCTTTATCTTTCCCATATTCAAGAGGCAAAGGCTCACCCTTGTTATATTCAACTTTACGCAAGTGTATCGTTTTGATAGCCGGATCTATTTCATACTCCGTCTTAAACGTATCGGCAATAGTAGGCAAAGCCTCACTACAAAAGATATGGTTGTAGTTAATAGTCTTTTCTTCTGCTTCGATACATTCGCCAACCTTCCAACCGCTATCTCTCATGTTGAGATTATCTACAATTAACTGTAGATGCTCGTGAGGTTTTGCAGTGTAATCGAACTTTAAACGCTTAGAAACAATATCCCGGCATTTGTATTTACCCAATATTGCGCCTATGTCATACATTACAAGAGTGTATTCAAAATTCCGACTGCTTTTCTTCTTGAAGTCGTCAGGATCCATAAGGTAGTAAGTGATATTCTTGTAGATACAATAAGCTCCTACGGGAATGTTTATGAACTCTTCACTGGCAAAGTACAGATAAAGAGTGCCTACATTCTGTAAAGCCGTATATCGGTAGCTGCTTGTATCTACCAGAATATCAATCTCCTTGTTGTTGAAATGTATTTTCATGTTTACTAAGTGAATTGATAGATCTTACCATTTCCGCATTTCATCCCTTTAATC